GCCCCAAGGCACGTTTCGGTCCATGGCTCGCATGGCCCAGCGCGGGTCGTCCGGGTTGCTGATGTACCCGGACACCGATCGGCTACCACCTGGTGCAGGCGTGTCTGCGCCATATAGCGAGGACACGTCTTTTTTGTAGCCTTCCAGCGCCACCTGCCAGAAGCTCTTGCCTTCTTTCTGGCCTTCGCGGAAGCGGTCGATGACGGTGTTGAGCGCGCTGGCCACGGTGATGCTGAGCGTGCGGGCGGCGTTGCCGGCGGTGGCCTGCAGCTTGGCCATTTCTTTGTTGAAGCGGTCCATCTGCTCGACCTGGTCGTCGGTGAGCTGTGCGTCCAGGCGCTTGGCTTCGGCCAGATCCTTCAGGAACGGGGCCGCGTCGCGCACGGACTTGCCGAACAGTTCCTGGTAGACGCGGGCTTTGTCGGTTTCGCTGCCGAGCTGTTCCACCGCCACGGCGGTGACGCGCAGGGCCTCGGCCGGGTCCAGGCGTTTGAGTTCTTCGATGTTGAGGTTCAACAGGCCCAGCGTGGCGCCCACGCCCTTGTCGGGCCTGGCTTCGGCCAGCTGGCCGTTGAACTTGACCAGGATGGAACTGACGGTGTCGAGGTTGCCGCCGGTCATGCGGGCGATGTTGTCGAGCGCGCTGATGGCGCCGACGCTGGCGCCGGATGCGTCGGCCAGGTCTTTGAGGCCGTCGATGGCGCGGCGGCTTTCGTTGAACACGCTGGCGATGCCGGCCACCGACACGGGCACGGCCAGGGCACCCAGGCCAGCAATGGCGCTGGCCTTGAGGGTGTCGAAGTTGAAGCCGAGTTTGTCGACGTTTCGCCCAACAGAAGCCAAGACGGCAGAGGCCCGGTCTTCTGCACTCAGGATGATCTTGGGCTGGCTGGTCATGGTGGTGTGGGTTTGCGGCGTTGGCGTGGCTTGAAGTCAAGCGCAGCGGCTGCTGCGTCGGCGTCGGCTTCGGTGGGTGGCGTTTGGTCGGTCGTTGTCTGGTGGTGGTGGTCGGTTTGGGGGGGCCTGATCAGGTAGTCGGCAACGGAACGGTCAAGGCCGGGCACGCGGATGGCGTCGAGGATTTGCGCAATGCGGGCGAGCTGCATTTCGAGCCGCCACAGGGGCAGGCCGTGCTGCTGGGTGTATTGCTCGTAGGCCTGCAACTGGTCCAGCGGCAACCGTTCCAGCGTGCTGGCCGGGGTGCCGAGGTGAAAGGACAGGTCGGTCAGCCATGAGCGCCGACCTGTCAGCCGTTTTTTGGTTCGCCCTCATGCATGGCTCCCGAGGCGACGAGGATGCTGCGGGCCACACCCCAGGGCAGCGCGGCAAAGAGGTCGAGCGCGGCAAGGTTGTCAGGGCTGATGAGGCGCTGGCCTTGTGCGTCGCTGACCCAGCGGGCAATGCCCCAGCCGCGCACCTGGGCGGGCGTGGCGGTGTCGGGCGGCTGCGGGCCGGCGCCGGGGTCGAGCCATTCGGCCGCGTCCAGCGGCTTGACCCACAGGCTGCCGCCCATTTGCGGCACGTGGACCTGCACCGGCCGGGTGGTCTGCTGGGCAGACTGCAGGCCGGCGAGCAGGTCGCCCAGGGTGTCGAAGGTGGTTGCGGTCATGCGTCCAGGCCTCAAACGTCGATACGGGCGAAGTCGCGTTCGATGGTGGCACCGCCCGTCCAGTTGCCGTTGGCACTGGCGCTGCTGTCGTAGCTGACGACGGTGCCGATGTCCACGCGCACGCCGCGGCCCAGTGCCAGGGTGGTTTTGAGCGCCAGTTGTGTGACGTTCTTCTGTGCGGCCTTGAAGGCGCTGTCGAAGGCGTTGTCGGCTTCGGCGAAAGCCAGGGTCACGGTGCCATGCTGGGGCGTGCCGTAGGTCTTGGCGCTGCCGCAATTGGTGTCGACCGTGGTGCTGGGGGTGGTGCCGGTGGGGCCTTGGTAGCCGGTGACCTGGCACGACGGGCTGAGCGTGGCCTTGGACACGGTGCCGCCGCTGACATAGGCGCCGTAGTTGGTGGCGTCCACGTCGCGCAGGGCGTAGGTGTCGGCCGTGAGCATGTCGACCACACAGATGCGGTCGTTCAGTTCTTCCATACCGACGATGCCGGCGTGCTTGACGATGTCACCATCCACCAGGCCGTGCGCGGTGCGCGAGACGACGGCGGGGTTGGCGTTGGTGATGCCGGTGATGGCCGAGCCCGTGCCCCAGCCGGTGACAACGGAGAACTGCGTGCCCTTGAAGGGGGTGAGGATGGGGTTGGACATGGCGGTGTCTTTCGGGTGGGGTCAGGGGGTGGATGGCGTAAGGCGGTCTTGCGCGGTGTAGAGCTGCACCGTGAAGCGCAGCGTGGCCAGGGCCAGTGGGGTGTCGGCGGCGTCGAACTGCCAGGCCACGGCCATTTCGGGCATGACCATGGACACGCCCAGGGCCGAGAGGTCGGCGGCGGCGATGCGGTCGGCCACGGCGGAGAGCAGCGCGTCCACGGCGTCGGCCGGGTCGTCTGTGCCGCTGATGGCGCGGGCTTCGCAGTCCACTTCGAGCGTGAGCTGCCATTCGTCGGCGCAGGCGCCGTCTGCACTGCGCTGGGCGCCGGCCAGGCGCACGGCCACAGCCTGGGCCACCTCGCGCGCCCAGGGGCGCGTGGGGTTGGCGGCCACGTTGCCAGAGGCCAGCGCGGGCGCGGCCTTGAAGGCGGTGCCGTAGGCCGCCGCCACACGCTGGAAGGCGGTGACGGCGCTCATGCGGCGCGCTCCAGCAACAGGGTGGTCATGCCGGTGCCGTCGGGCTGGATCTCGACCACGCGGTAGTCGGCGCCAGCGATGGTGATAGCGCAGCGGTGCGCGAGGTCGACCACGTCGACACTGCGCGCCACGGCCTGCGGCTGGCTGGCTTCCATGAGGCCGGCGCCGAGCTGCGCGCTGTAGCCGTTGTCGAAGATGACCGCAAACGAAACCACCTCGCCGTGGCGGGTGGTGACGGTGGCCTGGACGGCAAAGCCCAGGGCCACGTCAAAAAATGCGGTCGTGTCTTCAACAAAAGCCATGGCAGTGCTCAGGCTTTCTTGCTGGCTTTGGCTGGGTCGGGGCGCGGTTCGCCGGCCAGGTCGGCGGCGGCGTCGGCCTCGGTCAGCGGGTTGTTTTCGCCGCCTTTGGCATCGGGGTCAGCCGGCGGGAACTGGGGCGCAGCTTCGAGCGCAGGGCCCTGCTCGGTCAACTTGCCGGCGCTCTTGAGTTCGGCCACCAGCACGCGGTCGGCCTTGGGGTCGTACTCGAAAACGCTGCCAGCGGCCTGCACCTCGCCACGGGCGTAGAACGCGCGGGCCACGTACAGGGTGGTGTGTGTTGCGGTCATGGTGTGGGCTCCAGGTGGTGGGCCGCTCGGCCGCCCTGCCCTGCCCGCGGGTGGCGGGCGGGGCAAGGGCGCCGGGCTACGCTCAGGTGATGGAGGTGGCGCGGCTGAAGGCGGCGGCCTGACGGACCCCAACGTCCACCGTCTGGATGGCGCGGATGCCGGTGATGGCGGCGCCGAAGTTGGCGTAGGGGTTCAGCGCGATTTCCAGCAGGCCCCATTCGCCAATGACCACCTGCTCGAAGTCGCCGAACGTCATGGACGCTGCGGTTACTTGCGTGGTGGTGGTGGCGCGGAAGCCGCTGACCTGGCCGTCGAGCACAGAGCCGGACCACAGCGGCGTGTCGGTGCCGCTGAAGCGCTGGCGCTGCATGAGCAGGCCGGCCACGGCGGGGGTGGTGACGTAGGCGGCGTTGGTGCTCAGCGCGTTGGAGGCGGCCACATCGGTCTGGAATTCGATGATGCCGGCCAGGCCCAGCGTGGTGCCCGTGACCGAGCCGATGCCGGCCGTGGCGCTGATGCCGGTGGGCGCGCCACCGGTGCCGGGGCCTTCGAGCGCGGCCAGGTCGATGGCCAGGGCCAGCACCTTGGCCAGGTCGTTCATGACCAGCATTTCAGCGGCCGGCGTGCTTTGCAGCATGAGCAGGCGCGAGAGTTCGGTGTAGGCGCCCAGGGTCTTGGGCGTCAGCGCCATTTGGCCGAAGGTCTGCTGGCTTTCAGTGATGGCGGTGGCTTCGTTGGTGAGCCAGTAGGCCGTGGCCGCGCCCGACTGGCGGGGGATGGACACGTTGCCCACCAAGCCGGTCAGCATGGTGGCGCCCAGGCCGGCCACGACGGAGCGGGCGCGCAGCAGGTCGATGAAGTTCTGCGGGCGCAGCTCGGTGGCCACCAGATT